AACTCCCATCAAAACTTGGTAAAAGAAGCGATAGGAGTATCCATATGGCCTGGTATCGTCAAGTTAAAGCACAGATAGCAGATGAGTCGCCTGAACCTCAGATTGAGGCTACAGAGGGCAGAACAGAGCGATATCGCGGCGTCATGGTCTACGAGGTCAATGTTCCTGCCAATCCAGACCAAGGTCAGGAGCAGGAGGCTGCAAATGAGGCAGCACGCGAGCTTTATCAGAGAATATGGGGACTCGTTGGTGACGATGTTCCTGATTATGATATGCCGAGCAAAGCTCCTATTGGCCGATTCTAAGGCTCAACAATGATAATCGCCTCATAGGCGCGGTCAATCACCTTGTTTTTCTTAGACAACTTACTGGCAATTTTGCGAACGCTCTGAGATGAGAACTCATGAGTCGAAGCTCTGTATGTTTGCTTGGGGTTTCGATTGATAGGAACTCTAGCAACGACTTTGTTTGCTATTTTCATTGCCCTGACAATTTCCATAAAAGGACAATAGCTATATTCAAGATAGTCAAAGAAGAAGATAACGTCGAAGCGGTTATCTTGTGGAACGTTTTTCATCGAGCCATAAATAAGCTTGTCGTTCCAGTCTTCGCGAAACTGCTTGTGAGTTGTTAGCCCTGTATAATCATAGATTTCCAAGTAGTTGCCGAGGCTTCCATCTGTGGCATCTGCTTCGAGTATTCGATTGCCCTTATTGGCATATTGCTTTACCGTTACGCTTCGTTCTCTGTTTTCGTTCTTTCGTCTCTCGAAGAACGATTGCGTAGGCGAGTTCTGTACGAACTCACGGTTTACTTTCTCCATTCGCATTAGATATCGTCGCCTCTGTTCAGCTATCTTCGTTTCATCGAATCCGTTGAATACGTGCTGACATCTTTGACATTGCAGATACGAGTAGAAGTGTATCCGAAGGTCTTTTGTTTCTTTGCTTTTACAGATGGGACACTGCTTGTTCACAGCGTATGTATCGGCTAGGAAAGCTTTACAGCGTTACAGAGAATCTCTTCCGAAGAAGCTAAGGCCATATACCAACCAAGAGGTCCAGAAGCAACGCAGCTACGGATTTCTTCGGTGTATTGGTCTAACCAGCTTTGTCTTTTAGTAGCTGAGGCTTTGTGTAGATTCTTGCGTTCAAGATTGAGCTTCTTGGAAACTTTCTCTTCCGCGTCTTTCCGTAGCTCTTTGAACTCTTCAACCGAATCTGTAATTGGCCCCCAATGAAGCAGCTTGTCGTCTCTAGAAAGAGCCCAGTAATCTACTCTAAATCCTGCGCTCTTTACGAATTGCTTCGTGAACGCAACAGCAAGGGGATTGAAGCCTTCTTCTTCAAGCTCGCTCGACTTGATAGAAAAAGGGCCGGTTGGTCCCTTCTCGATTGCTAGAAGGTCGCCCGAGTCAAAATCGCAAGTTACTAATATGTCGATATCTTTGATGGAAGAGGTTTTATTTGTAATGTTTTCAGCCAAAGAACCCCAGGCAAATACTTCATTGATGCCATTGAGCGCAGCGATTTCCGTGGCTGCTTTTTCTACGCCGGGCAGCACGCTTTCAACTGTTGGCAGGGCTCTTTGGTACCATCTCATACTTGATATTTACCAAAAGGTAAAAAAAGATACCTTCTTTCACACGTTTTACAGGATAAATAAAAACTGCAAGTGCTAACTAAGTTATGTAGTCTATCGACAGCACATGGAGCAATCATGACAGCAAAGAAGACCAGACCAGATTCATTTCAGCCTACGATTGACATAATCACCAAACGACGACCCATCATTGATGAGCTTGTTCAAGTCATCAAGCAGGAAATGCAAATATTGAAAGACCATCCACTTTTTCCTCCTCCACAGCAGCTTGTGAACTGTGTTGATGAACACATTCGAGACCACCTTGTTGTTCGTCGTCGCTTTGAGTTGTTTACGAAAAAGATAGAAGGAAAAGACCCTCGCAAGTTACCGGAAAGCGAATACAACAGGATTGATGAAGAGTTTATGGAAATTATGGGCATGTGCGCTCGTATTACCGATAGGTGGAACATGATTAGCGAAGAACTCAATGCCTGGAGAGAAGATATGGACCGCATGACAGATATGTTCGTGGATGATTCCATGGAAGATGCCGAAGACGCAGCTTACAAAGACTTTCTAACGAGCTATAAGAACGACGGGTTTGATTTTGGCGATGAAGATTGGCGACACTACGAAGATGAAGAAGAGAGTGAAGGGTTTGGTACGGAAGATTTCTATGCCGATGAAGACGGGGACTACGATTTTGAATGAGGCATAGCGAATGAAGCAATACCACGACTTACTGCAACACGTACTGGATAAAGGGGTGAGCAAAACAGACAGAACAGGCACAGGCACTCTGGCTGTTTTTGGCTACCAAATGCGGTTCGACCTGAGTGAAGGCTTTCCGCTATTGACAACAAAGAAACTTCACACAAGAAGTATTTTTCACGAGTTGCTTTGGTTTCTAAATGGTGACACCAATGTCAAGTATCTACAAGACAATGGAGTGACGATTTGGGATGAGTGGGCTGATGAGAACGGAGACCTTGGTCCCGTATATGGTCATCAATGGCGGAGCTTTGGAGGCAAGGGCGGCGCTGACCAAATTGCAGAAGTCCTTCACTCTATCAAGACAAAACCTGATTCGCGACGACATATAGTTACAGCCTGGAACCCAAATGATGTATCCAAAATGGCCCTTCCTCCGTGTCATTGCCTTTATCAGTTCTTTGTGGCAGACGGTAAGCTTTCTTGTCAGCTTTACCAGCGAAGCTGTGATGTCTTCCTTGGGGTTCCCTTCAACATAGCATCATATTCTTTGCTGACGCATATGATTGCGCAGATATGCAATCTTGAAGTAGGCGATTTTATTTGGACAGGTGGAGACGTTCACCTATATGCAAATCATCTTGAGCAAGCCAGGTTGCAGCTTACCCGCGAACCCAGGCCGTTGCCAAAGATACGACTCAATCCAGATATTGAATTCATCGATCGATTCACGATTGATGATATAGAGGTTATTGATTATGACCCGTATCCTTCCATCAAGGCCCCGATTGCCGTATGATAGAGATAATCGTTGCTGCTTCTGATAACGGTGTGATTGGCAAGGAAGACTCTTTGCCGTGGAAGCAGCGTGCAGACATGCAGCGATTCAAAAGCACGACAATGGGTCATCCCGTCATCATGGGCCGCAAGACCTATGAATCGATTCCTGCGGACCTCGAAGGAAGATATCAAATCGTTCTAACGAGGGATGCCGAATATTTTGTCAACGGCGAAACCGCCGTGGCCCACAGCCCTCAAGAAGCTTTGGATATAGCTCTGGACATAGATAATACTGTTTTTGTTATTGGAGGAGAAGAGGTTTACAATCTTTTCCTTGACAAGGCGGATGCGATTCATCTAACCAGGATTCATGCCGATATACAAGGGGACGCTTACTTTGATGTCCCCGAAGGCTGGACACTGGTGGAGGACAATGCGTATCCACCTGATAATAAGAATCAGTATGGCTACAGTTTCCAGATTTACCGAAGAGCTTGAAGGGGCGAATATGTTCATCCTAGCAGACCTTGAGGCTACATGCTGGGAAAATCGCAACATGCCGGATTATAACGAAGTCATTGAGATTGGCTTTGTTGTCTGTAATGTTAGGGGCGATATTCTTGCATCGTATGATTCTTTTGTTCGACCAGTTATCAATCCAAAGCTATCTAAGTTTTGCAAGCAGCTAACTGGCATAAAACAAAAAGATGTTGAGTCGGCAAAGCTTCTCAAAGATGTAGTTGCTGATGTAACTGCGTGGTTTGAGGAGGATTTTGCAATGGATTTGAGAAAGGTAACTTGGGCCTCGTGGGGAGACTGGGACCCGCTTTGTCTCTCAAGGGATTGCGGGCGACATGAGATAGAGAGCCCATTCGGAAAACATCTCAACCTGCAACAGCTATACACAGACCTTCGTGGCGTTACGACCAATCTGCAAGATGCTGTCGAGCGCGAAGGCGGAACATGGATAGGGCCTAGGCATCGGGCTCTCTCTGATGCATCTAACTCAATGACAGTTGCACGAGTTCTTTTATGACAGGACCAAATACTTCAACAGAGAGAAACTTCGTAGTTGATATTGATCGACGACCTGTTCATATTATCAATGCCTTTGGGGGAAATTGGGGGCAAAGCTGTTATCCTGATGAAGATTTCTACGGTCAGCCATGCTGGTTTAGAGGCCCTGATGCTATACAGAATCTAATTGACAGAATAGAAGATTTGTATGAATCAGGTTGGCGAAGAGTTTGGGTTAATAGACCTATGGGTGCGCCTGAAGGAAACTATCTTGTTCCTAGTATGTGTTGGGAAACAATTACAGAAGAGAAACAAGAAGGCGTCCAAACTATACTAAAAGATTATCTTGCAACCCGACCGTTATTGAGTTTCGGTATCTATATAGGCTATAGGCTGCCGTCAAACTGCTCCGAATGGCTTATGCTTAATACGAGGCTTCCTAACTACATAGATAGAGAAGATATACAGCAGTTTCATTGTAACATCAATGAGTGGATAAAAGCAGGCATTAAGGAAATCCATTTTGATGCATCTGCTGCGACAAATAATAAGGCTAGCTACCCTGCCTTGGTTAGGCTTCTTTGGAGTCAGGGCATTCTGTCTGCGGGCGAGGCTTTCCCAAAAATCGATGTAACGCTACCTAATGGTCAAGAAGGCCGATTGCCTGACCCTGAATATACCGAGCTAGTTCCCTGGTTATTCTTGGAGCAACACTTCAACCAAGGCGGGCCGAATGAAAGGTCATGGCCCTATTGGGAAGTGGACCCCGAAAAAACTATGATGCATGTTTGTTTCCAGGGTAAAGCTAATCAGATTACAAATCAAGATACACCACAAGCCAGGGCGCATATCGATGATTGGGTAGCAAGGGGCTTTATCCCGTGCAGTTGGAACTCAAACTCTTGGTTCAATGATTACATTCTGTCAACATATGCAGCAAGCCTGGCCTCCACTGAAGGCCCATCATTCGGTAGGGGTAGATTTATTGCCGGCGATGCGATTATTGAGTCTGGTGGCTCGGTAGGCGGAAGCACTACAGGAAGCTCCCCTGGCGGCTCTGTGGGAGGGGCAGCCGGCGAAGGCGATGGCGGAAGCACGCTAAAGACAGGTTTTGGGCAGGTTCAAGTTGGTGAGCAACAGACTCAGAGTCCTTGAAGCGTGCGAACGTGGTTCTTTGAACGATTGCCAACCTGTCCGTACCATCTTGAATCAATAAGTTCCTTCGCAGCCTCTTGATAGTCTTTCTTTTCAATCGCTGCGCGAAACTTTGGGAATCGACTTAACCGATCAATCCCTAAATTGTAAGCCATATCGGTTAGGATAAGTTGAACAGCGGCGGGCTGTTCGCCAAATGAGCGGAATAGTTGTTGAGCATCTCTATTTGCTGTGCGGATATCCTCGCGAAAAAGACTTGCAGCATCTTGCGCAGAAATAGGTTGTTCGCCAGTGTAGACGGCATTAAAATCGTACCCGAGACTTTCTATCCTGTTTTTGGCGTTCGGATTGCCAAGGAAAAAACCATAGCCAATGGATTTACTGTCGGCATCTGGGTAGGCGAATAAACTAGGCTTGCCACCGTATGTCTCCCATTGAGCAGTAAACTGTTCTTGAGGAGTTAGTGAGGAAGATGCTTGCTGCATAACTTCATCAGCGTTTGTAGCGGCAGATTGAACCTCTTGATTGACTTGCTGAACTAGCTCAGGCGGAGCTTGTTGCAAAATTATTTGGGAGCCACCAGGTTGAACGGATTCGATTTGATCGATTACAGATTGAGCCCTGCTTTCGTCTCCGCTGATTTGTTGCGAAGCCTCTTGGGGCGTTACGCCTTGAACTCTGACGAGAATGATAATAGCGGCAGGCACCACGCCAAGAGCAGCCCCCAGTCCGAGGTTTTTGGCCCACTCAGCCGCACGATTAGCCGTGCGACAAGCGTCTTGTTGTCTTTGATGCTGATACCAGGACATAATGTAGTTTTTCGGCTTTCTGGGAGAGTTTCCTTTGAAAGTTTAGCATCGAGTGATTTTTGTGAACAGAAAAGGAGAAAATGACGATGAGTAAAAGTGTTACTTTGCACGAGGTAAAGAAAATGGACCCAGATAGCGAACTGAAAATTCAGGCAATGGAAAAAGCTGTTGAAATCATCGACAGCATCATTAAGGCGTCCCACGATCCCGAGGCCATGATTGCAGGCGAGGCCCGCAAGGTTTACGAGGAGCTAAAAATGTGGGAATGGCTTGAGAAATACCCTATCGAAGAAGATAAAAACCGCTGGCTCTATGTCACCATGATAGCTCAGACTCAGTACCGCCATTTGAAGTGGAAGAAGGAGCATCCTATTAAAAATGACAAACCAAAGAGTAAATGGGACAAGGTTGTGGGCAGAGCGGCTCGCTGAGTAATGTCAGCTTCTTCGGAGACCTCGGAACAAGAGGTTATAGGGTATCGTATCTTCTAACTTATCACACTATTCCTCACGATTTCGTATTCTCAACTGACTGTTTTCTTCTATCGATTCATCGCATTCGCGACATAGAAGGCTATGAGCCTATCTGTGATTATTTAGAAAGTTTCCAGTATTTATGGGATTTGGCGTCGTTCCAGTTTTAGCGGTTTTGGCCGCATTCGGTATTACAATCCTCCTTTTTGAGAAAGGCGAGGATTGGCCCGTAAAGGGTATTCGAGATCAGCTAGAGGCTTTTTTAGGGCTGCTCCACCCAAAAGCAAGGGAAATGTTTGATTGCCCAGTATGTACATCATTCTGGGCGGCTTTAGTCGTTGACTTTGGCCTGTTCATTTTGACCGGAGGAAACTACTTCTTCTGGCCTATTAGTGGTTTTGCAGCTTGTGGCTTTACTTGGATGGTATATCTATTTCTTGAAGCGATAGGCACAGGAGAATCTGGAGCCCAAAATGAAGATATTGACCCTTTGGACGGGAAAGACGACAGTTAGAAACTATATCTTAGTTCTTGCAGCTATAGGTCTATCAGCTTATTTCTTTCATATTCCTGGATGCTCCTGGATTCAGCGAGGGCCTCGTGATGTCCAAGTTGATGAACTCCCAGACACTACTGAAGAGTCCAAAAAGGTTGGCGAAATAGGTAGTAATGTTGGAGAAGTTGGCGAGCGGATTGAAGGTCGCGCCGATAATATAGAAACCAACACTAATGATGCGAGAGGTATCCTTGATACAGAGCATCCGGGCTCTCGTAGTTCAGTCGAACCACAGTTGGATGCGATTGATACCGAGGCACAGGGGCTTCGCAGCGATAGCGCAGAACTCAAGGTTGCGCAAGAGCGTTTGACCGATGTTGAGAATCAGCTTGCCGTAGAACAAGAGCGAATTAACAGCCTGACCGGCGAGTTTGCTGATGCCAACTCAAAGATTCAGGGCTTGGAAGAAGAAAATCGTGAACTCAAAGATAAAGCCAATCGACTTTTCAAAGAAAAGATGGCCTGGATTGGTGTTATCTCCGTTTTTGGCATCGGCGTTTCGGTTATGTTGATATTTTTCACGCGAAGCGGTGTTGCCACGATGGTTGCTCTTGGGTTTGCAGCGACGCTGGGAATCTCAATTGCAGTTTCACTCTATATGCAGTATATCGCCTGGGTAACAATTGCTGTTGTAGCAGTCACGGCAGTTGGAGTGATAGGCTATCTTGTCTATAGGCAAATAACCGAAAACAAAACAGTAGACGAACTCGTTAGAACGGGAGAAGTAACAAAGGATTATCTTACGCAGGAAGCTCGTGACCATATCTTCGGTCGCGGAGCCGAACCGGGCGTTGCAGATAATATTCAATCGAAGGGAACAAAAAGGCTGGTGCAAGAAATTAGGCATTACAATACAACACCTAAGCGCGGTTTTCAACTTGCTTCCTCAACTGGGAACGGCACAATAATCGCTCGTCAGCCGATCGACGGACAGCCATTTACGGCTGTTGAAGATGAGCGTAATCTAGCCTACTAAGGGCATTAGCTTTCTTACCTGAATCACACTGGAAGCCCCGTAGCGGGCGGTATATGCATTGCGATAGGAGCATTATGACGACGGACATAAACGATAAAGACGAGAAGATCGTAAAACTCTGGGACGAGTTTGATGTAGAAAAAGCCAAGGAAGACAAAGAGGCTAAGCCTTATTTAGATGCAAGGAATCGCCTTATAGAAGTCTACTATCCTATGGTTTGTCAGATAGCTAAACGAATGTCTTACAAACTAAAGGATGTAACTGAAGATGAGCTATCTTCATTTGGTGTAGATGGTCTTATAGACGCGGTTGAGGGCTTTGACCGCACTATGGATGTCAAGTTCAAGACCTACGCGATGTATCGCATACGCGGAGCCATCTTGGATAACATACGCAAGGTAGACTGGGTGCCTCGCTTGGTTCGCAAGCGCCATTCGGATTTGGAGCAAATGCGGCGCAAGTTTGAGTCTGAGTATGGCCGACCGTTGACAGACGGTGAAATGGCTGAAAGAATGGGTTTGACATTGGGGGAATACGAGGATATTCTACGTCGCTCTACTCCGGTGGCCCTCATCTCGATGGATTCTCGAAGTCGAGGCGAGCAGGACCACGAGACAGAGACAATCGCCAACATCGCGACGGCGGAGGAAAAAGAGCCCCTGGACGATATACTCAGGGACGAGATGTACAAGAAGCTACTCGGCAAGAACTTTACGCCGTTGGAGCGAAAGATAATCCTCATGCACTACTATGAGGGTTTGACGATGAAAGACATAGCCGATTCAATCGGTTTTTCGGAATCCAGAATCAGTCAACTACATGGAGATATCATACGTAGACTGAGAAAGAAAATTGACCGCAATCCGCAGTATGCAGAAGACCTGCAAAGAATGCTAAAAGTATAAAGGTACGCCATGCTAAAGGCAGTAGTTGGAGACATTACGAAGGTACAGGATGTGGACGTTCTCGTTAACGCCGCAAACGGTATCGGTGTGATGGGCGCTGGCGTGGCAGGCGCGATTTCGCGGTCTGGCGGCGAGAAGTGGTCAAATCAAGTGAGAGATTACGCGCGAGATAATGGCCCCTTCGAAGAGGGCTCCTGTTATTCGAACGACGATGCAGGGCTTCTCAAGCGTCGAGGAATCAAGAAGGTTTACCATGCTGTTACGATGAAATATCCAGGTGGACCAACCAGTATTGAGATTGTTCTTGAAGCGGTTCGCTCAACAATCTCAAAGGCCCAAAAAGAAGGCCATACAAGTATTGTTTTCCCTGGCTTGGGCACAGGGATTGGAGGATTGGACAAGACTCAAGTCGCTCAGCGGATGGCAACAGAACTGCTTCCCTATCAGAAGAGAATGAATATTGCCATTGTTGATATGAGTCAGGAGTTCGTCAGTGCATTTAACAAGTCCATAGGACAGGAATCGGAAGGATCAAGAAATGAGACAGGAGACCCACCTAAGTAGACCAACGCTCGTGCTGAACGCGGCATGGAATCCCATTACCATCGCCTCGGTTCGTCATGCAATCTGCAAGGTCACATCGGGTCTCGCGAAGTTTCTTGATACCGAAAGCTACGTCACCTACGACTTCTGGGAGTGGGCGGAGCTTGACGTTCCTAAAGGACAGACCGGCATCTCCATGGCGAGAGGCAGGCACCTGCGACTTCCCGAGATCATCGTCTTGGAGAAGTTCGACAAGTTCCCGCAGAGGTCTGTCAAGCTGACCCGTAGAAACTTGCTGATTCGAGACGGCTTCCGCTGTCAGTACACTGGTAAGAGGGTGTCTGGTAAGGACGCAACCCTTGACCACGTTGTTCCGACATCTAAGGGCGGCACGCACACTTGGGATAACCTTGTGATTGCATCGTTGTCTGCTAACTCGAAGAAAGCCGATAAGACTCCAGAGCAAGCTGGAATGAAGCTCCTGAAGAAACCCGTGGAACCAAAGTGGAGTCCCGTCTACTCGAAGTTCTCTCGTGTTTCATTGAAGGGTTCGCACCCTGATTCATGGACCAAGTTCCTGCCACAAGAGAAACTCTGGCACCCCGAAGACTACTGGGATGTCGAACTCAGTAGGTAACTATGGGAATTCGAAGACACCTAAGATACTCGGAAGTAAGAACCCGTAACTCTATTAAGGGCTGGGGAGATCAACTCAAAGGCGTTCCTGCGTTCGTCTTGGGGAACTCCCCGGCCCTTAATGACGAAGACTTGTCTTCGCTTGAACCATTTGTGACCATCGGTTTGAATAGGGCTTTCTACAAGATAGACCCAACGATATTGCTGTGGCAGGATATCGAGCTTTGGTTTACCGAGCGCAAGAAGATATTGCGACTCAATGCAATCAAAGTTTGCAGAGATACAGCCGACCCACAAAATCGATTCTTTCATTATCGATTGAGGCCTGGTAACTTTAAGCTACCTGAGTCTCCTAATAACCTTCATGGTTTTGGAACAACCGGACCTATAGGCGTTCAACTCGCTTATGCGCTCGGTTGTAATCCAATTGTTATATTGGGTATGGATTGCGTATGCAGAGGTCATTCAACTGATTTCTATGGACGAAACAGACATCATAAGCCACATACGTTAACGAACTGCCGGAAGGGACTCAAATGGATAAAGAAGGAAGTGGCTCCAAAGCGAGAGATTATCAACTGCTCAGCCGATAATGAGTATTTCAAGTATACGCCACTTGAAGAGGTCGTTGCGCAGTTTACTCCGAAGTATGCGCAGAATCGAGGCGTTTGGGCGAGTAAGCTAGTATGATGCGCAACTACCAGAAGTTCCCTGTGGAAAAATGGGTTGACCTATTGAAGGGTGAGCCCGTTTTTATATTAGGTAACTCGCCTTCGATACTCAAGCATGATCTAAGCCTGATATCAAACTATTTCACCATTGGTATAAATCGAATCTATTTACTCATGGAGCCTACGGTTCTTTTTTGGCAAGACATAGGGCTTTATGAAGATGGTGGAGACCAAAAAGTTGCAGCATGTAACTCAATCAAACTTTGCAGAGTTCAATGCGACAAAGGTAGGCAATACAATAATTTTGAAGTCACATCAGGAAAGTATAAGTTTACAGGTCGAACAAACAAGTATCAGGGCTCAGGCTGCTCAGCGGCAATTGCATGTCAGCTAGCTCATGCTATGGGGGCTTCCCATATTGTTCTTCTGGGATGTGATGGTAAATATGCTCAAGATGGTCGAACAGATTTTTATGGCAAGAATACTCAACATCGCAGGCACACGGTTCGTAACTTTGACAAGGGATATGATTTCCTCAAGCGAGAATGCCCTGTTCCAATCATCAACTGCTCAGAGAATGAGAGATGGCCCCAAGTTTCACTCAAAGATGCTATCGAGGCTACGAAGCCCATAGAGCGAGCTACAGGTCAGTGGTTTGCTAAACTCTGTTGAAAGTGCAACAAAATCGAGTAAAATGTAGGACGTGAAAGCTCAGTCAGAGACTCTCATCTCTGTCGAGAACTACCAGCTTTAAGGAGCCATACGAGATGGCTGAGAATGAACAAGCAACGCAAGATGCGGAAACATCGCCGCTTTACGAAAACAAGCTCGCTTTTCTAAAGGATGGCACACACGAGCATGTTGCCATTGTGTGTCATGACAGCCCCGATCCTGATTGTTTTGCTAGCGCATTGGCGATGAAAGCAATCGCTGAGTCGTATGGCTTATCAGCGGATATCTATTACGGAGGCGATGTCGGTCATACACAGAATCGAGTGATGGTCAACGTGTTGAATATTGTTACCACGAAGCTCGATGCAGAAGAAGATGAAGAGACGACAGGCACTATCGAAAATACGCTTAATGCAAGCTACCTGGTCGTCGTTGATACTGCAAACTTTGGCAAAGAGAACTGCCGTGCGATAAATAAGTTTGTGAAAGACAAGAGACAACCTGACCTTGTGGTCGATCATCATGAGCATAACCCTAATATTGAATGTTCCTACATTCATGAATCAAGGGGCTCATGTTCAACAATCTTTTACCAGATTTTGAAGAGCCACGGCATCGCAATCAACAAAACGCTTGCGACTGCCCTCTATCTCGGAATCAACACAGATACCGCAGATTTGAAGGCAGAAGGCACAACCGACGAGGACAGCGACACGTATCAAGATTTGAAGTCTCTCATTGATCTTGAGAAGTTCTTGCAGATTTTGAATTACCCCAAACCGTTGGCGCTGGTCGACCTGAGAAGAAGAGCATACGCAGACCTCGAAGTGACAGGAAACATTGCAGTTGGAAATGTTGGCGTCATCACTCCGCAGCAAAGGTCTTTAATCGGTGAACTGTGCGAGGAGTTGCTGGAAGTGGAGAGTATCGATACAGCAGTTATTATGGCCGTTGTGGATGAAGGCATGAAGGGTGATAAATGGCTTGTTGCTTCGTTTAGAAGCAGCGTGCTTGCAATCAATACAAAAGACTTTATGACAAGCGTTTTTGGTAAGCGAAACGCAGGCGGTAGAAAGGGTTCAGGCGCAGCACAAATCACGCTTGATGCGATTCATAAGAACGCGCTTGACCAGATTCGTCGCGACCATGGTGACAATGGAAAACTTTCCCAGTATACAGGCTTCTTATTCCAGGCATATGCAGCGAAGATAAGAGAAGAAAAAGAGAACGTGTAATGCGCCGTGAGAAGTGGTTAGATGAAATACTTGGTAACGGCGAAAGTTCTGCAAATGGAGAAGGGCGTAAAATGAGCAAAGAAGAGCTTGCTAGCGTAAAGCTAGCCGAATCAACACTCGACCAATATATAACGGCTATGCGCCATGTAGAGGACGGGTCTGCTCAGGGCGAGGCCATGCAGGAGTTTTTTGGAGATGACAAATATGAAAATATCTCCAATAATGGATTCCACCCATACTCTCATTACAAATTACAGTGGGTTCAGTCTCAATACTTTGAAAAGCTAGGCATGAAGCTGGTCAAGGCATGCGACTACGGCTTCATTGGCGAGCAGCCACCAGAGATGATAGATATTGAACACGAGCCCAATAAGGTGTTCAAGGGATATAAACAGGGTTCGATTTTCTATGCATCCGAAAAAGAGCCCCATCACAAAATAGTTGTTACAGTACGCGAAAGTTACAACTCAAGTGGCTATACATATCAGGTATACCATAGCACAGGCAATAACAATCTGCTCAAGGACTGGATAGACCTTGCGGACGAGAACAATTTCTACAAAGGCAAGAAGATAGATGCTTCATGTCGTTTTCTTGAACTCACTAACTACTCATGGGGAGATGTAGTTCTTCCTGAAAAGACTCTAGACATCATCAAGAACAACGTACTGGGGCTCTTCTCTCATGCCGAGACTTTTCGGAAGTTCGGCATATCTATGAAGCGAGGCATCATTCTTCATGGGCCTCCGGGAACCGGCAAAACACAGATATGTAAAGCGATAGCGAACGAAGCAGAAGCTTCTGTTCTTTATGTTCTGCCTTCCGACTTCCAGAATGAACGTGGTGGCGTGCGAAGAGTCACGCAGATGGCGAAAGACCTCGCTCCATGTATTCTTATCATAGAAGACATGGACTGGATTGCAAAGAATCGTCATGCGAGTACGGTAGCAGGCTTCACGATGGAACTTATGAACCAGCTTGATGGTTTGGAAGAGTTCGGAGAAATTGTCACCATCGGAACCACCAATGCCCTCGAAGACCTGGAGAACGCTGTCAAAAATCGGCCTGGCCGATTCGACCGAGTAATCGAGGTTCCGCATCCTGAGAAAGATCAGCGAGAGGCAATGATAAGGCTCTTCACGAATAGTTTTACTCTTCGTGATGTCAACGTGGAGAAGATTGCTGAAACCTTCGACGGACTCTCTGGCGCTCATGTTCGAGACATTTGCCAGACTGCTGCTCATTTCGCTGTGCGAGATGGCAGCATCGAGAACGACGGGCAAGAGCTTATTATTACTGAGAAGCACTTCAAAAAAGCTTGGAAAGAAGTGAGGGAAAAAGATTATTCTTCTTACCAAGAGACTCAATCAACAGAAGGTAAAAAGTCCAATTTTGGCTTCCAGGCAAGGCGTCCATTTGACTATCTCGACGATGACGATGACCTTCTTTAAATCTTACCTGACTTATAGGAATTTTCTTTGGTGAAGAAGGGAAGGTAAGGTCTTCCGATGGTCGAATAGTTCTCTTACGACTGATAGTAATGAGACAAGATTAATCGGAGGTTTTTGAATGACTACGGCTACTATTGAGGGCGCGATCCAGCTTACAAGAAAAGATACGATAGACTTTTTCGGTGGTGACGAACTTGCCACCGATGTTTTTCTTAAGAAGTATGCTGTGACCCGTCCTGACGGAACTCTTGAAGAATACTTGCCGCCGCAAATGTGGGAACGCATGGCGCGTGCTGCCTCATCCGTAGAGAAGGATCAGGACACTTGGTATCGCAAGTTTTATTCAGTGCTAGAAGGTTGGAAAGCTGTCCCCCAAGGCAGTATTATGTTTGCGCTAGGTAATCCATATCAGCGTTCAAGTTGTTCCAACTGTTTTGTAGTGCCCATCCATGATGACTCGTTGGAGGGCATTTTTAATGCAGCCAAAGAAATGGCGCAGACCTACGCTTATCGCGGTGGCGTGGGTATAGATATATCTCCACTGCGACCAGATGGCGCTGTTGTTTCTAATGCAGCAAGAACATCAACAGGTGCCTGGTCGTTCATGGATTTATACAGCTATATAACCAGGCATATTGGTCAGCATGGTCGTCGTGGGGCTTTGATGCTAACTATCAACGATAGCCACCCTGATTTGCTTAAGTTTATAACATCGAAGACTGACCTAACCAAGGTTACGGGCGCTAACATTTCCGTCAAGATCAGCAACGCCTTTATGGAGGCGGTTGAGAAGGATTTGACATGGAAGATGGAGTTCTCCACGAGTCACCAGAAGGTTGTTCAGGAGATGCCAGCGCGAGAGATTTGGCATACGCTTGTTGAATGTGCTACGAATACGGCTGAGCCTGGTATTCTTTTCTGGGACCATATCATAGATGAGTCTCCCGCAGATTGTTATGCTGACGATGGTTTCCGAACAATCTGCACGAATCCCTGTTCTGAGATTCCTCTTCCTGCTTACGATGCATGCACGCTCCTAAGCATGAACATGACTCGCTATACGCGGAATGACTTCTCTAGAGACGCTTATTTCGATTTTGAGGCGTTTGCTGAGGATGTAGAGGTTGCTCTACGTTTCTTGGACAATGTGAAGGAAATAGACCTCGAATTGATGCCTCTTGAGCAGCAGAGAGAGGTCGCGGCCAAGGGGCGTCGTGTCGGAATGGGGACCAATGGTCTTGGCGATACGCTCGCCAACCTCGGTATCAAGTATGACAGTGACCGTGCTGTTGAGTGGGTAGATGAGTTCTACGAGTTCTTCGCAAAGACCGTATATAAGGCATCCGCTGAGCTTGCGAAGGAAAAGGGCGAGTTTCCAGTCTTTGATGCAGAAAAGGAAAAGGACAACCCATTCCTCAAGCGAATCGGTATGGCGGGCGTTCCTCGTCGCAACATTGCTGCTTTGACTTGCGCGCCTACGGGTTCTCTTTCGTGTCTCTGCCAGACTTCATCTGGTGTTGAGCCTGTCTTCCGTAACTTCTACAAGCGTCGTCGTAAGATTACGCACAACGAAGCTACCGATTTGCCACAGAATCAACTACATAAGGATAGTGTTGGGGACGTTTGGCAGGAATATGATGTTGCTCACCGTAACGTTGAGCGATTCTTGGACCGTCGCCACATCTCTTTGAAGAACAAGAGGGCTGAAGAGGTTAAGCTTCCTGGCTATTTTGTAGAATCAGACACTATTGACTGGACGATGCGAGTTAAGATTCAGGCTGCAATGCAGAAATGGATTGACCACGCGATCTCATCAACGTGTAACCTCCCAAGGGGAACTTCTGTTGAAACGGTTAAGAAGGTTTATGAAGAAGCTTTCAAGTCTGGCTGTAAGGGCTTCACGGTCTATGTAGATGGTTGTCGAGATGGCGTCCTGATTACGAAGGATGATATCAAGCCAACTTCAATATCTAAGACTGATGCGCCCAAGCGACCCAAAGAGCTTGATGCAGACGTTTATCATATCACGGTCAAGGGACAGCAATACTTTGTCATGGTTGGTCTTCTTGATGGCGAGCCATACGAATGTTTTGCTGGCAAAAACGGCTTCATAGATAACAAGAAGAAGCATTGTAAGATTAAGAAGGTCAAGCGAGGCTGCTATCAGGCTATCTTTGATGATGGCGAAGTGATTGAGAACATCGCAGACTACATCGAGGACGAAGAGGCGGCAATCACAAGGCTTATCTCGCTCTCGCTTCGTCACGGAGCAGACATTAAACACTGTGTTGATTCGCTTGAGCGAGTTCCTGGAGATATGCACAACTTTGCAAGGTCGCTTTCCCGTGCTATCAAGAAGTACATCCCTGATGGTACGGAGGTTACAGGCCGCACCTGCGATACTTGTAATGGGGATAATCTTATAAGACAAGAAGGTTGCATAATGTGTTATGATTGCGGATGGTCAGGATGTAGCTAAATAAAATCCCTCCTGTAGGGAGGAATCAAATGCACTGCCTGTGTATAGCTCTTTACAAACATAGTTTTGTAAGGGGCTATATGCGTATAATGGCTCATCACAAAACGATAGGAGGCATATTATATCTAAAAAAATAGACCTAAAAGGTCAGTCATTCGGGAAGCTTTTGGTTATTTCTGAATCGAAAAGAAGAGGTTCTAGAAGAGAACTTTACTGGAATTGTATTTGTGAATGCGGAACTGAGACAGAAGTAAGAAGTGATGCACTTAGAAAGGGCTCCATTTCTTCTTGTGGGTGTATACGGGCTACCGATTTGCAGGGCAGAATATTTGGTGAACTTAAAGTTCTTAATCGTTCAAAAAAGACTAATGCTCATGGAGAGGTTTATTGGACTTGCCGTTGCGTATGTGGCAAAGAAAAAGCAATTACTGCTAATGGACTTAGGTCTGGATACCATAAATCATGTGGATGTAGAAGATTGCTTGATGGTAAAGCAACTAAAAAGCTCATACCAGGTCATATGTGGAATCGAATTCTTAATGGAGCAAAGCGTCGTGGCATTGATTTTGATATTACAGAAAGAGAAGCATGCGATTTGTATTATCAGCAAGATA